CTAACTCCAACAGGTGACATAAATCCAAGAACAGGACGACCATTCTAATGTTAACAGAAGTACCTAGATTTTTTCAAACTGTATGGACTGATTTTAGTATCAAAGATCAAACAATTTATGATACTAAAATAGATATTGGTGATGTGAGTTATAGTGACAATGTTAGAGACGTAGCACTTAACTTTCATAGATATAATGCTTATAATAAATCGGGGTATGGAGAAAGTACGTTCGATAGAGGCGTAACTGAACAAGAAGCATATGATAACTGGATACAAACATTTAATGTTCAAAATAGAATAGTATTAAAAGCACTAATAGCAGTAGGTGTTTTAAAAATAAGTCAGAATGTATATGATGCTTTTGTTTTATTAAATTGGACAACAGGAAAAACTCTAACAGTACAAGCAAGTGAAGGCATATATGATTTGAAACCTGCACTGCTAGACGATGATACTACTACACTTGCAAATATGATTAACAGAAGTACTATCAACAAACAAAAGTGTAATAGAGTTGCAAATATTTTACGCTTGGTAGATTATGGAAAACCTAAAAACAGAAGCTGGCTCAGAACAAACGGCATTTATGAAATGCGAACAAAAAATGAATTGGGTGAGCTAACATCTGATCAGTTACGAGCAGCAAGATTTGCATATTACGCAGAAACACTAGACTTTTTACCGTTTACACCAGAAGGAATAAAAAGAGACATTGCTTCTAAATATAAAGAAACGTTGATCCAACAAACATTTACCTATGATGGCAATAATAATACATTTGAATTATTTCAAACACCTAGTATGATGCCTGTAGAAAAACTATCTGTATATGTCAATAATGAATTTATTCAGCATTATTATGACTATACACTAAGTGGACAAGTGTTAACAATAACAAAAACCATTAACATAAACGACATTATCAAAACTACTATTAAAATATAAACTGAGTAGTTAATTTCGCTATAAATAGTAGTATGGCAACATATATTGGATATAGTAGTATTGGTAGTGTAATAGGAAGCAAAATCCTTACAGATGCGGATTTAGCTAAACGTGATCTTATGAATCACTTTTACACCAGAAAAGGCGAACGTGTACAAAACCCACAGTTTGGTAGCATCTTACCAGAACTGGTTTTTGAACCTTTAGATTATACAACAGAGCGAGCAGCATTAGACGATGTAACTCGTATTATTAAAAGTGATCCTAGATGGATTGAAGAAGAAACACTTTTGTCAAAACCAGACGATCATACATTGACAATAAGAGTTAGATTAAGATACAAAGATACTGGCACAGCAGAAGAATTGTATCTAACATTTACAGGCGAGACAGAATAATGGCACAAGGCGCAAGACAAAGCAGTTTGTTTGCTGCGGAAGATTTTAGCGTAGTATACGAAAGTTTCAGTGAGGCTAATTTTCAAGCATATGACTATGAAACTATCAGAAATACTATGGTTGAATACATTAACAATAACTATCCAGAAAATTTCAATGACTGGATTAGTTCAAGTGAATTTGTAAGTTTAGTAGAACTTATGGCCTTTTTGGGTCATAACTTAGCATTTAGAGCGGATTTAGCTAGCAGAGAAAATTACCTAAGTACAGCAGAACGCAGAGAAAGCGCCTTGCGTATTGCTGAATTTTTAGGTTACACGCCTACAAGAAATATTATTGCTAGCGGCTATTTAAAAGTTGAAAGTGTTCGTACTTCTGAGCACGTATATGATGTAGATGGCAATAGTCTTGCAAACCAAACTGTGCAATTTGAAGATGTCACTGATCCTGACACTTATCAAAACTTTATTACAATTATGAATGCTATTTTTCAAAGCAGTAGTAGGTTTGGATCTCCTTATGCTAAATTTACTAAGAACGGCATTCAAAACGAAATATACAGAACTAGTAGTGTAAACAATACTAACAGTCAAACATTTACAGGAAACGTAAACGGAAGAAGTGCAAGTTTCAGTTTGCATAGTGTTTCCTACAATTCGACTACAAACACACTAATTGAAAAAAATCCTAACCCGTACGGCGTTATTGATATGCTTTACCGCAATGATAACAGTGGGTTTAGTAGTCCTAACACAGGATTCTTTTTAGGATTTAAACAAGGCACACTTGATTATAAAGATTACAATATTACTAACGGATTGCCTAACATGGTAATCGATGTTAATGTTAATAACATTGCCAATGGAAACATCTGGGTGCAGACAATCGACGAAGCAGGACAAGTTATTAAAACTTGGACTAGAGTTGATAGACTATTCGGAATGAACAGTATTTTTAACTCAGCTCAAAACAACATCAGAGACATTTATACAATCAGTAGTAGAGAAAATGATCAAGCAAGTATTGTGTTCAGCGATGGACAATTTGGCAATATACCACGTGGAATTATTCGTGTATGGTACCGCACAGGTTTAAATCAAAATTATACATTAAACCCTGACAGCTTTAGCGGAACACAATATAGTTTCACATACACTGGCGCAGATGGAAACACATATAATGCATTATTTTCATTAAAGTTAAGAAGTAATGTAACAAATGCTAGTGCAAGAGAAAGTATTGAAAGTATCAAAGCTAACGCAGGACGCTTTTTTGCTACACAGGATCGTATGGTCACCGCAGATGACTACAGTTTGTTTCCTTTAACAGTTAGTGAAAACATTCGTAAAATTAAAAGCATTAACCGTGTACACAGTGGCCATAGTAGATTCCGTGATTTATACGATCCTACTGCAACTTATAGTGACGCTACTAATTACTTAGATGACGGTTATATGTACGAACAAAACGAAACAACACGTAACTTAGTAAGTCTACCAACAAATCTAAATAGTGAACAAATATATCAAAGATATATAAAGCCGTTACTTAATAATCCAGAAGTTAAAAACTTTTATTACAATAGACACAACTATGTTGCAGGTAAAATGAATGGAAAACTTCACTATAGCGATACTACACAAGCAATTACATATTGGACAGCAGATGGCAGTGCAACAGGTTGCTTCCGTTGGAACCAAGTTAATAAAAGTTCAAATAGCTGCACAGGATACATTACTTACAACAGTATTGTTCAACGTTTAGGTACAACAGCAACTAATAGTTTACACAAAGCAGAAATAAATGGATTAGTAGAATTTATAACTGCTCCTTACAAATTAGGATATATTAAAACAATTGCAGTTACTGACGGTGGTAGCGGTTATACTGGTACGCCTACTGTTACCATTGGCGGAGTTGGAACTGGCGCAACGGCAATTGCAAACGTTAACGCAGGTGTTGTTGTTAGTGTTACTATCACTGACAGTGGCGAAAATTATAACGATGCAACTAGTGTTACAATTACGGGTGGCGGCGGATCAGGCGCTACTGCATCTGTAACAGTTGCTAGTGCAGACACACAGTGGGTTAGAGTTATAAATCTATACAAAGATGGTCTTGGAAAAGATGATGCAACAGGCACACCAAACGGCATTGACCCAACAGGTAAAGGTGCAGTTGTGATCAACGGTGTTATACCAAGCGGGGCTAGAATCAAACGTATTGTTCCAAGTTGGAACTATGACTTATCTGAATCTGTAAAAGCTGATGTATTAGCAAAGATACTTAATAGAAACAGTTTTGGATTGAGATATAACGCAGCAAGCCAACAGTGGATGTTGATTGAAAGTGCAAATCTTCCAAGTAATACAGCAACTACTAACGATGTTAGTGTGTGGACTAGACTGTTTGAAGGTGATACTAGCAGCACAGGACGAGACCAAAGTTGGGTTATTAGAGTTAACTACAACAGTGATAACTGGGAAATATTAACTAGAAAAACACGTTATGTATTTGGAAGTGATAAAACGGTTAGATTTAACAATCTAAACTTTGCTGAAACATTTAGTAGCGAAACACTAAAGCCGCACAAAGATAGTATTACAATTTTAGATATAAACACACAAAATTCAACTACTAAAGTGCCGTTAGGTAAAAACTATAAGTTCAACACATTTGGATATTTCACTTATGCAGATGGATATACAGATCCGCACAAAGTTCGTGTTACACTTGCAGATCCAGACAATGACGGATTTCCAAACGATCCAGAAGCATTCTTAAAAGTTATTTCACAAGATACTATTAAACTTGGAACTGTTACTGAATATGGATATAAGTTTGAAGTACAAGATAATGCAAACGGGTTAACCATTGTTAACGGTAGAGGCAACCTAAGATCCAAATATGAAAGAATTGCAGATATTAATCAAGTAATTGATCCTGCAACAACTAATATTATCGACACTTATGTATTGTTACGTAGTTATGATAACTTGTACAGAACTTGGGCACAATATGACGGTAGACCACAAACAAAACCAAATGCTCCTACAGTAAGTGAACTAACAGAATTGTTTGAAACACTTGAAGCGAAAAAGAGTATTAGTGATCAGGTAATTTACAGACCTGTAAAATATAAAATACTGTTTGGAGACTTAGCAAGTAGTGAATTACAAGCAAGATTTAATGTTGTTAAAACTGCTAACAGTAGTATGAGCGACACTGAAATCAAGCAACAGGTCATAGCACTGATTACATCATATTTTAATATTGATAATTGGGACTTTGGAGATGAGTTCTACTTTACTGAAATGGCAGCATACATTCATAATAACATGATTGGACAAATTAGTCAAATAACAATACAACCTGTTAAAAGCGATTTAGAAACTACAGAGTTATTTGAAATTTACGCAGATAGTGATGAACTATTTCTTCCAGTATTAGACAGTAGTAATATTACAGTAACATCAACTTTAATATTAAATCCAACAACTATAGCAGCAAACAGCGGAGTTAGCATTCAATGAGCGAAAGAACTACAAACCCTATTGAAGCACCATTGATCACTAGGCCAGGGGAAAGCCGAGAACATGTAGGCACAAGAAATATTACAAGTTTGTTACCTCATATATTTCAAACTTCTGTAAACAAACAATTCTTGGAAACTACACTTGAACAATTAATGAGTTCAGGTAGTTTAGCTGCAATTAATAGTTATGTAGGTAGTAGATATTTAAAAAGAAGTGCAGCTGACACTTATGTAGATGATAGCAGAGTAGCTGACAACTATCAGTTTGTTCCAGGTGCTGTTAACAGAGATAATGACAATAATATTACACAAGCATTATCATATGATGATATGATTAATGGTATGGAATTCAATGAAGTTAATGTTAACCAATTAAACAAGTTACTAAACGAGTCAGGCTATACTCTTGACCTTCCTATTAACTACGACATGTTTATTAACTATCACAAGTATTTTTGGCTAGTAGATATTCTTCCTCCTTGTGACATTGTTGCTACAGTTAATGATAAAATTAGCATTGATACTATTCCTGGTAAAATTTATTATACTACACCAACACTAGACACAAACAAAACATTAGAATTACACAACGGCATGCGTATTCGTTTTATGCCTGCACAAATTGACAGAATTATACAAACAGTTATTGGTAACACAACATTTACAGCAAGTCAAGTACTTGATGCTGACTTTGGAACTGTTAAAGTTTACAAAAACAATCAACTTCAGACACTAACAACTGATTACACAATCAGTGGTGCAGTTGTAACTTTTGTTACTGCTCCTAGTGTAGATGACGAAGTTGAAATTCACAAGTGGTATAGTTATAGTTTGTCTGATGCTTACGATTGCGGCGGCACTTATATTGTTGATGGTGTTGGTAGTGAAACTGGTATTGTACTAACTGAACAATTTGCTAGTGGACAAATAGAAGGATCTTATGGTACTAGAGGATGGTTTAACCATACAGTTTATAGTAGTCAAGAACCTTCAGGATTTGATGATCCAAATGGTAGTTTTGATTTTAAACCATACGATGTTAGAGAATGGCGTATGGTTACTAGAGATTATGTTGTTGAACAGAGATTTGGTGAAGATCAAAGCGCCTGGGCTAGAAGTAACTTATGGATGCACGAAGATGCAGCACTGGCTGTTGTAAATTTCTTGGATCTTAATCAAAAAGAATATGTAGTTGACAAATTCAGAGGCATCAGACCTATTATTGAATTTAAAACAGGTATTGAAAAATACGACTTTGGTAAAAAACATATAGCTTATGTTAATCATCTAATAGAAAGTACAGATGACCCTGCAACTACAATTGTTGGACAAATAAAGTACAATCATGCAACACAGCATATTACGACTGTTTGGGATCCTTTCAAAGGTGCCGATGACGGAGACTTAGTTAAAGTTGTAATGGGTTCAAGTACAACATTTTGGGAATGTGTTGAAGCACACGGTAATCCTAAAAATCCAACTTATATTGAAAATCGTAGATACTGGAGACAGATCACAGGTGAATATTTAGAAGATGGGGATTATGTATTATTCCTTAGATCATCTAATACAGCATACAAAGACAAAATTTTTGAAGTAGGCGGAGTTACAGCAGGTACTGGTATTACACTTACTGAAGTACTATCAAGTCGTCAGCCTGAAGATAAAATTGTTGTAATGCACGGATACAATACTAGACGTTGGGACGACGGAGAAGATACAAAACCTTACAGTGGCAGTGAATGGTATTGGGATGGCACTGCTTGGATTTACGGTCAACAAAAAATGCATCGCAGTGCGGGTATGCGAGTTCAATTGTATGATACTACACTAGCTAAACTTGATAACGATGAAAAATATCCTAGCAGTACATTTGCAGGAGACTACATTTTTAATTATGGTTATAACTCAGCAAGCAAGTTTGATGATGCACTAGGCTTTAATCCTAGATACGTAGACTATGGCAATACACCTGGACTTAGTTTTGATTTTGGCAGCGGTGCAACTCGTTACGAATATAACTTGTATGACACTGACAGCGACAACAGCAAAGTTATAGAAATACCAGGATTTTACTATTGGTACAACACAGTAACAGGCAGATACTATAACGGATGGAGTTTAGTCCGCGGTGGTCAAAGTGTTAAGCGACACATACAAAAAATAGTTACTGATACTAGTAAACCTATTACAGTTGAACTAGGTACTACAGACTTTAATCTAAGTAGAGAGTTTATCTTTAGTATAAGAAACGACAAACTTGCTGTATCTCAAGCAACTACATCACGCATTGATGATGTTAACGGTATTATGCCTACATTGTTTATGAGTAGAAATACAAACTATGATATCATTACAGAGTTTCCTCAAGCTGATATTGAATTTGTAGATGTTGATGGAAATGCTCTAGTAGGTGTTACTAGAACAGCAGGCACAGGTGATCAATTCCAACTGCAAATTGGTGCTACAACTCATAATGTTATCAAATATAGATTAACAGCACTTCCTTCTGTTTACGGAGTCATTTATCTCGATAACACTACAGATACATACAACATTAAAGTACACCTCAACGGAACAGAAACAAACAATTGGGCAGTTTCAAATAGTATTTTAACAATAGGTAGCAACTTAGCTGTTGACGATGTATATGATATCACTTATTACAGTGACAGCGAATTAACAAGTGCTGAAGGCAACTTTTTGCCAGCAGACACACACATATATAATGCACAAAACGATGTGTTAACCGATGCAAGTTTTGGAGACATGGTAGAACATATACGTCACCAAATGGAAAGCATTCCTGGATTTACAGGAAGT